CCGAGCAAAATTTTCCCAGTGGTTGCCCACTGAGTACAAAACTCTTGATAGATAGACAACCACGGGTGTGGATTTTATCGTTATGCCCTCAGCTATGGGCTGCAAACGTCGCACCGACTACAACGGTACGTTTTTAGCTTATTATTCATTACCCCTCCAAACTATTTTATGAAGCTGGGCCTGTCATTACGGTGGAGCGTCAAGCTCTCTTAGACACCGGTATGCCCCTTCCTATGGGGACATGACACCTAAATAGGTGTAGGTTCTGCAGTTTGGTAGAATACAGTAGGGCAGCACAGAAAGAACAAATTTGTCCAGTCAGCACCAGCACCAACCGCGCTCTCCATGGTTAAATTGCGAATGGCATTATCAGTCGTGTTATCAACTGCCGCAAATTTCACATCCAGTAAGGCACCTTGTTCATCGGTACCATCAACTGAAGACCCCAACACATAAAACGTGGGATCAACTAGGGAAAAATTCCTATTGTTGAAATCTGGAAGATTGAAGCTCACAGTCGAGTTGGTTCTGTTAGAAGTAACAGCAAAACCTGCAACACCATCAGCAACAACATTCTTCCGTCCCAAAAAATAGGACTTACCGGAAGCTGTTGCAGTTGTACTCAACGAATCGATATTATAAAAATAGCGATTGTTACTGGTGCTGGAAGCAGCATCAGTAATACGTGCTGATTTGATGTCATCAACAAAACCGTACTTATCACTATGCACGGTTACGTTCACATTAAGACCACCGCGGTAGCCTAAAAACATACCAGCAACCCATGGAATGGGGTGCATAGTGTTGAACGCATAGGGTGCAGTGCCTGAGGCAGCTACAACCTTATTTGCTGATACAGGCCACGAGGACTGATATCCAGGCGTGTATGGCATTCTCTTAAAGAGTTTGCGAAACAGGGTATAACCACTCCCTGTCCCAAGACCTGTCGTATTGCAAGTATCTTGAATCACATAACGATGAAGGACGTTCCTCAACGAACCGACACATTCACCGTAATTCAAGGCATACCTATCAACTCCAGTTTTTGCTGGCGTACCCATCATGATCTGCGATGAAACAACATCAGTTAGGTCTTCAGCCTGCAGCTGGAAGAAGCTAGGCACCACATTGGTACCATCTGGCCCAATATGTCCAGCTGGATTAGCATACTCAAAGTTGTCTGCTCCACGAATGAAGAAGTTCAAGCTAATGCTCCCAGAGACTGGTGCAGTCAGACCTGTAAGGACACGCACGGTAATGACACCATTGTCAATTCCCGCACGTGGAGCCAGGGTATTACCCGGACTCCAATTATCCGTCAAAGTCTGATCGATCTTAAGCCACGGCAGATCTTGATGATATGGAATTCTCAACTCCACATCATCCTTCTCGCCGATATCCAAAATCTCAGTGTAAACAGCATTCTCTGCTGGATCAGTGGAAGTGATATCACCACGAGGGTCATAAGAGATCTTCAATCGACCTTTATGAAATTTTGTGCACACTACTTTCATGCGCACAATAATATCACCACGCCAATGTTTAAACATGGATCCCAC